AAAACCACCTTCATATTCATCACTGAATGATACACTGTTTAATATGATAGGAACATCTCTGTTATCTGGCATAGCATCAACCATCTTCATCGTGACTGTATATTCTGGTTGAAAGTATGGAAGTATTTGTTCTACTATCTGTAATGCATCGTTCATATTCTTTGTTAGAATAGACAATGTAAAGTTTAAATTATAAGGTGCAGGTTGATATTGAAACCCTCTCTTACCATCTGCCTCATAAACAGATTTGTGAGCTCTTATAAGTTTGTTCTGTTGTCTTGCAACATCATATTCAAAACCTGTAAGTTCAAATGCCATACGAGGCAATGAGATTGCACTTCTATTACTATCTGATAGATTTGGTTCTTCTGCAATTCTATCTAAAAACTTTTGTTTAGGTCCATAAGATATAGGAACAATCGGAGATGTTAAAACAGTTCCATCTGCTTTAACTTTCTTAAACTGAATATTATTAAACATGGTACCAAATACTGATACGCATCGCTTAATAGTTTCGTTATAGAAATAAGTTCCGAACATTAGGAATAGTCCTCTATATACTTTTTAAGTTGAGCAACAGTGTGCAGTTCTTCTGCATCTTCGTCAGGAATTTCCATGTCGAATGTTTGTTCTACTTCCATGACTAACTCAACAATATTTAATGAGTCAGCACCCAAATCATTTACGAAATGGGATTCATCTTTTATCATATCTTGGTCGCAACCAAGACTTTCTGCAATTACTTTTTCTAGCATTATGGTTCTCCAAATGGATTAGTTTCACTTAAATCTAGATATGAAGAATCCTTCTGTTCGAAATCTAAGTTTTGAGCAGCCGCATCATTAGTAAATTTCATTCTATCATCTATTGAGTTGATAGTATATTGTGCGCCTGATATTGCACCAATTAATACATCGGTTGCAACAAGTGTTGTGGTTATATCTTTAGCAAGTAGTTTACTTGTAGGTGCGTTCCATGAAACGACCTCTGCAACAACTGTGCCACCTTTAGTTAAATTCTCATTAGCAACATAGTCTATACTATTACCACTTGCCATTGTCATTTGTAATGAATATGCCTGTTCATCTTCTATCTGGTCTATATCGCCAAAGCCTGTATCGAAATCTTCTTGACTGTATTCGAACAGTTCACACTGCATCTTAAATACAAATAATTTACCAACTTGATAGAATGGGTCTTCGTGTTCTACGAATTTGATTTCAAACATTCCACCACTTAATGGAAAGTATATTAAATCTCCTTCGTTAGGTCTGAATGATGTTGCGAGGTTTCCGTCTAGAGAAATGAATCTTTCCCAACTTCTAAGTGATATAACAAATGTTGCTTGGTCTCTAACTTGAACACCAAACTTAGACATAAGGTCTCCTTCTCCTTCGAAACCTTCTACATTTTCAAGATACATTTCAACAGAATACGCATCACCGAATTTAGATTGAACATCTTCATTCAGTATTGTATCTTCTTCTATTACTTGCCTAGGCAAATAATAAACATTATGTCCATAAATCCTTAATGACTCAACAACTAAATCTTCGTATAGTTGCTGTTCTGTTTGGACTGCATGGTTGAAAAAAACATTAGTTGGCATATCTCATTATCCAATCATATCCATAGGTAACATGTCATGATTTAATCTTGACTCTTCTTCGAGTCGTTGTATTTCTTCTTGCGCTTCTTGTTTCATTTGTTGACCATCTAGTGTAATACCACCTGGTAACGCAATACCTTGGAACTTCGCTAAGTTCTCACCCCACTGATACTTAACTTTTGCAGTTGCATATTTCTTTAACCACATATCGTTGTAAATATCTGTAAAGTCGTTAGGGTCTAATTTTCTGTAGCACTCTATAATTAACCATTCGTTAGCATTAATCATATCTACATCCATATCTAGATATAATCTATTTTGATGTTGATTGAATCTAACTGGTTGTCTTCCAACAAGAATATTATCTAATAATCTTATATGTTGTTGAACCATTTCATAATACAATACATTTGTTGCAGTTAAATCATATAAATCATTTAATCTTAATTGGTATCGTAAGTCAAACATATTAAGATTATGTTTGTCATTGAAAGGGAATATGTTCATTACTGCCAAAACAAAATCAGGTAATATTACATAGTTTTGTTGTTGTTTAAATGCTTCGTCTGTATATGCGTGATTTCCAGCAGCTGTTTCTGTAAAAGACTCATCACTTTTCATAGAAGTGATTTTGGTATCGGTAATTTGGTGTTTTAAATAAGTCTTTATACTACCATCATAGTGGTAGTTATGAAAGTATTGTAGCGCTTCGTCTATTCTATCATCAAACTGGTCGTCATCGACATTGATTTCCAGAACAGGAGCTCCAAGGGCTCTCTTGATGTATTCTTTAAATGTTGCTTTACTGTTTGGTGTTGCCATAGTAGTAGTTCCTGTTTATACTACTATTTATAGTAATTCTAATCTTGGAAATAAGTTTTTGTTTGGAGTCTATCTAACTTCTCATCTATTCTTTCTATAGAGTCAATAATTCTTTGAAAAGTTTGTTCCATTTGTTCTCTGGTAACATAGTCTTTTGCAATCTCTTCTCTTGTCTTATTGATTAGTATATCAATTCTCTTCTGTTCTGCGAAGATACTTCTAATTAGCCAACCACCAGGAACTACTATAACAGTAAGAACCAAGTTCCATAGCATATGTGGGTCGATAACAAATTCCATGCTATTATTTAGTAAATATAGTCGCCGTTTTCATCGATATCCCATGTGTTGTCTAGATTTTTTATATTACCTCTACACATCTTATCTTCGTTGCGACCAAGCGTATAATTCTTCATTCTAACTTGAAGATTAAACGATATACTGTATCTATCTTTATCAGTTAAATTTGGTGCGACCATATGCATTGTGCCACTAGGAAACATATACAAATCTCCTGTTCTAGGTGTGATTCTAACATTATCATGAAGTCTAGGAACGGCAGGCATATCAGAAACTACTTTAGGGTCTTTATCTATAAACTGTAAATCTCCTTCATCGCCATCTGCTTTTATATACATGACACCTGAATAGAAACAACCATTATGTAAATGTGGAGAATTCCATGCACCAAAACCATTTATATTTGCCCATGAATTATGAAACTCTATATCAAAACTATCGGGTTTAGCACCCAAGTAAGGCATAACCTCATCTCTAACTTCTCTTTGTATTTGTCTTATTGCACCAATGAATATCGGATTAGTTTCTAAACCATCGTTAGATTGCCAACTAGTTGTTTCTTGATTAGATAAAAATCTTCCTCTATCTCTGTTTCTTATTGCATCCATTTCATTCTTCAATAGACCAAAGTATTCTTCCGTCATTTGAGAGTTCATATCTTTCTCATTATGAAGATATGACTTATGAAAAAGATAAATCGGATACATTAATCTAACTGACATCTTTCTCTCCTTTATGAAAAGGACATTCTGGTGGTGGTTCTTCTTCACTATAGAACTGACCTTTCTCTTGCCAATATCCTTCTTTTCTATATGGACCTAATTGTTTAGATTCTTCATCTTTATATGAATCATACTCTCTTCTTCCTTGTTCGTCCATTGATGGCATATCTGCGTTAGATGTATATTTACTTCTATTCTCATGCCACACTTTTGCATCTTTTAATTGATATGTTGCAGTCCATTCTTCTCTTCTATATGGTATTATTTGAACTAATGGTGTGCCTTCTGGTATAACAAAAGAGTGTTCCACTTTAGGATAAAATATAATTTGCGAATTGTCTTGATTTGTATTAAACTTATCTGTATCTATTATACCTTGCCAAACTGCAAAGTGATTGTTTTGAAATAGAAATGGGTCTAGATAAAAACAAGTATAACCATCTGGTGTAATAATGTTCCAAGGGTTTCTCATTTTAAATGCATCTTTAACATGACCTTTAGTATTCTTTATATAATCAAATGCATTATCAAATTGTTCAGATGGATGCGATGGTGAATTATAACCAGAATTTGTATGGTCTCTAGTGATAAAGTTTTCGTTAGATAGTCCTTCTCTATCTTGTCCGACTAATACTTCTATATCTCTATTTGCGAGAATATACCAACCAGACTTTAACCAATCATGCATCGCTGGACATGCACGAATAGTTTGTGTTCTTCTTCCTCTAACTGCTTGAAAAATCTTTAACTTCTTCCACCAATCTGGAGAAAGTGATTTTGCGAGAACAGGTTTAAAGTCCCTTAAACTGCGTTCATTAAATGTAGTGAAATCTATCGTTGGCATTATAAAAATCTTCTTTATTTACTAGTTCTATTTCATCTCCTCTTAGAACTATTGAGCGTCTATCCATATATCTTGCTCTTTCTGTTGGTGCATCTGCACCGTGTGGTATTCTTCCGTCAAACATTAATAATCTATTCGGAACAAACTTAATGTTTCCGATTTGATGATTATCAATATGTTCATCTCTTCCGTCTAACCCTTGTTGTGGTTCATCATATATTCTTAAATCGCCACCCCATGCAGGATTCCAATATGTGTTATAATAGTATAAGAATGAAATGTTCCAATCATCTTCTTCTTTGCAATCACTATGAGTAGTTCCATGTTGACCATATGTCTGCGAATTTACACCCATGTATTGAAATCTTCTCCACTTAAATCCAAAGTCCGTGCATATTCTTCTATTAAACCATCTAAAAGGAATTGATTGTAATTCTGAAACACAATTATTATCTCTCTTAGCATTACCATTTCTTCCTATAAAAAATGATGAACCCCAAAATGAATGGTGTGGTAGACCTGTTTTGCTGTGACCTCTTACTGAATTTGTTTTAGACCATATTGCACTGTTTGTGCATTTATCATTAATCCAATGATGTAAACTCGTTTCCAAATAATCATCAATCACATAAATTTTATTCTTTATGGGAAATTCTGTTAAGCGAAACGGTCTATCTAGATAGATTATTTCTAGGTCTTTATTCATAGTTTAATCTATGAGTGCTTTCTGTGGTGATGGTATTTGATTTGAGTATTCTGAAAATTCTCTTAGAGTATCTTCTCTAGTGTTTCTAATTTCATCAACAACATTTAGATAAACATTCCATACAGCATCATAGTATTCTAATACTCTTCTTGCATCTGACCTTAAAGGATGGTTTGAACCTTCTCTTCCGGATGCAACTACATCCATCATATCAGTGAAACCATAAGAATCAGCTTGTTCTGCAATATAACCAGAACACATGTTTTGTAATTGACTACTGTATTGATTTTGTAAACTTACACCTTGTGGTGGTGCTGAATTCTTTATGTATGTTTCGATTGCATCAACTTCTGTATCAACTAAGTTAATTTTCTCTTGGTCTTCAAAATTAGTATCATCTTTCCATTTCAGAATCTTAACTTCTATATCATCATAGACTAATACATCATAATCAAAACCCAATTCAGGTTTATCTGTATTCTCGAAAGTATATTCAAGTCCGTTAGGTTTTCTAATAGTGAGATTTCCGTTCTCACAATAAATTAACATATTCATAATATCTCCATTATATCTTAATTACTGAATTTATTCAATAGACTTATATAAGTATTTAGTTCTGCAATTTGAGTCGTATCCATACCTTCAATCCACGGACCGCCCCTAGTATAATGTATTGCACTAGGTCTCCAATTGGTTTCTCTTGTATCATGTCCTTCTGTAAAGACATAATGTTCTGGTATTTCAGATATTTTATCAGTCCATTCAAATTGATGTAAGTATTTACCAGACTCAGTATTAACTATTTCTGGTGTAAGTTTCTTACAATCTTCATGTCCATTGTTGAATATCATAAGCGAAGACCATAGTTTCTTCGGATATGATACATTCTTTTCACCATCAAATTTAGTTTCTGCATACTTATCAAAGTCATATTTGATACATGCAACTGCATCATCTAAGTCTAAGAAGTAGAACATAGGCCACATACTCTTAGTAAATAATATATCATCATCTAAGAATACACTAAATCCTTCATAATTTTCTAAGTGTGGTATTAAAAATCTACTGTATGTAAATTCAGTGGATTGATTTGCGTAATCTCTAGTGTATTCTGGTATTTTTGATATATCAAGAAACTTAATCTCTGGTTTCCATTTGTTCATTAAATCATGAACATCTCCACCACCTGCACCATATCTACATGCATGTTCAAGACATCTCTTATTTAATTCTGCAAGATTTTGATGTCTAGAATCATAACCAATGTATATGTTTAGATGTTTACCCTTTGCAAGTTTACATGCTTTCTTGTTGAACTCATATACATCTTTTCTAAAACTTAATTGTTGTAAATCACAAAGTATTTCTATATAACCATGAGTAAATGCAAAAGATATATTGTTGTGATACTTATCTGGATTCGCTTGTATCTTTTCTTTTACCCATTCTATAATTTCTTTTACTTCTATTTCGGGAACAGGTATTGCATCAAAGTCGTCCCATATCCACATTTCCATATCTCTATCATTAAGACATTCGAATACAGGAGAACGAACAGAACCTGGATGAATTTCCAATCTAAACATATCTCCCTGTTTTCTTACTTTACCTTGAATAGGATTCCATAGTCCATCTTTTCTTATAGAGTCAATTAACCAATGCGCTTTAGCGGCATGATAATATACAGAATTTATATTTCTTTTACCATTAGAATCATCATAATCATCAACATAGTTTGATATGTCTTCATATTCATCATTCTTATTTTTAAAATCCATACCTATATGTCCAGCTTCTGGATTTTGTGGTGCTACTGTATAACCATGTGGTAAGAAATATTGATAACCAAAAGCCTGAGATTGTAATGCATTCCAACCATAGAATTTACCTTCTTTGATTAAATCTACTATATCACCCCATGTGACTTTTTTAAGTTTTAAGTTTTGATTTTCTATAACCCACTTTAAAGATTTGTATGCTTCTTTATCTTCATAGGGTTCATCGACATTGAAACTACCCAAATGTAAATGAAAAGAAGGTTCAAATGGTTCTTCTTGTTTAATAATTGCTATAGTTTCTTCTAAAGATTTGCTTTGAATGCTCATAATATAAATCCGTTCTTACGGATATTTATATCACTAGGAAGTAATAGGTGTTCCAGGCCAAGCACCAGTTCCATCCCAACGGATTAGAGGTGTTCTGCCTTGTCTTGCATATGTAGATGGTGACCTATGGTCGTAAGTAGAAGGTTGTTGTCCTTGTCTTGCATATGTAGCTGGACTTCTGTGGTCATATGTTGAAGGTTGTCTTCCTTGTCTTGCATATGTAGATGGACTTCTATGGTCATATGTTATTGTAGTTTGTGCGTTTGAAGAAGACCTATATGTAGTCGGACTTCTGTGGTCATATGTAAATGGACTTCTTACATTGTAAGTAAACGGTGACCTGTGTTGATATGTCACGGTTGATTGTGCGTTTCTTATATTAGGTTCTTGTCCATTTACAGGATGTCTATAGTTCGCTGTTGTTTGTGCGTTTCTTATATTCGGTTCTTGTGCGTTCTTAATTGTAGGCTGCTGAGCGTTTTTAATCGTAGGTTGCTGAGCGTTCTTAATTGTAGGTTGCTGAGCACTTCTGATATTAGGTTGTTGCGCTGAACGAATATTTGGTTGTTGTGCA